GTTACTTTGTCTTTAACACGATTCATAACTGGCTGAGTTTTTTCTTGAACTTTTTTTGCAGCAACTCCAGCAGCAGCGGCAGTAGCTGATGTTGCTTTTGCAGCGGTTGATTTAGCTGCTGATTTAACTTTTTTAGTAGCTCTTAATACTTTTCCTTTTGCACTACTTATTGTTTCTTGTTTTACACCACTTTCATAAACATCTTTAACTTTAGATGCTCCTGATTTAACTTTATCTGTACCTGATTTAACTACATTTTTTAATTTGTTTGTTTGTTCTGTAGTTACATTGATTGCTTTTTTTAGCTTTTTATTTTTAAGAAACTTTTTTGCTAATGCTCTTGCTGCTACTGTTATTGCCATAATTAATCCTTTACATTAGTGGGGGGTATAAAACCCCCCAATATCATTATGCTAATAATGCAGTTGTTACTGTAGAGGATGTTGCAGCTGATACAATTAAGATATCAACAACACCATTTGATCCACCACTGTTTACTATAATAACATCACCAGCTGTTAAGTCTGCTGTTGAAGCTAGAAAATAATCTGCATCATCAATAGTTCCTATAGCATCTCCGTCAGAGTAGTACCATAGCGAGTTAGTATCTCCCATTTGAGAGATTTTTTTTACGGGATTTGAAGTTTCGTATGCCATTATTTACTCCTACTCTGCACACTTCTGCACTCTAATACCATTGGTATCGATTAGGATTGAACCCATTGATAAGTAAGAAGTCATTAAGTGAGCTACCTTCTCAGGAATGTAGTTTACTTCTGTTCTTACTTCAGAGCCAACGCCTAGACCCATTGATGATTTGTGCCATGCGATTGTGTGTCTGTCTGTTGAACCAGATGTGTCTAGTCCAGAATGTACGAATACTAAGAATCCTAAGAACTTCTTAGCTGTGTAGTTCATACCAGCAAAAGGTAATTCGTTAGAACCAATGTATTCCATTCTTGACCATTGATCGTCATCTAATAAGTTTGACCATTGGTTTGGCCCAATAGCCCAATAACGCTGACCATCATCTGGCACATCATTTGTACCAAATAAGGCTTGCATTTCTTGGAACTTATCTACGTTCATGTCTGTTGCTACTGTACCACCCTGTGCACCAGCATTGTTTGCTAGTGTTGTAGCAGAGGACATAGCATCTGTTAAGATACTATCAGTCTTACGACCAAGAGCATAAGCTGCATTGTTTGCAATTACTGCTCTTTCGTCAATATTGGTTTTCAGCTCATCTAACTTATCGACATAGTCTGATGCATAGTAATCAGCAAGTGTTGCTGTTACATTTGTGTGTGAAATGTTCATCGCTACAACCTCAGCGTGTCTAGCTTTAGTTGTTGCTTCTCCTGTTCCTACTTTTTGGAACTTGACAGATTCACCTGATACACCATTAACTACTCGGACTAAGTTTTTGAGCTTACTACCCATTCTCTGGTATGCCATATGTACTTCAGCTTCAAACTGAGTAATAAAAGCATTATTTATAGTTGCACTCATTTTATCTCCTTTGAGTTATTTGTTTATATGTAAAAAGATTATCTCGTTTGGAAGCAATCGTTATCCTTAGATAAGGGCGATCCTAATGCCATCTGAGGTCTTATATGCAATCACTTGCATAAAAACACCTAAGATTCAACGCACAAATTTAAATGATTTAATATTTTCTGTAGGAATTACAGTTGTATCGCCAATATCCGTATCATTGTAGGACATATAAACTATTGTGGCGTGTTTGTTTTTTTCTAATAAGTAACCTTCTGTAGTATTTATAGCTGGTTTATATTGTTTAGCTTCTGTAGGAGAGAGCCATTCAGCATGACTGATAGCATCTCTCCAAAGTATTTTAACTCTTTTACGCTTTGTTTGCGTATTTTTCGTATAGGTCTGAGACTTTTTTGATGTATGCTGGATCTTTTGCTCCATCTTTCCAATACCTTTCATCAGCCATCATTGATCTAAGATCAAGTGGATCAAGTTGAACATCTACTTTTGTTTCAGTAGTAGGTATAGGAGCATCTTTGTTTAAAGCCATAATTTCTTCTATTGCTTTTACTCCTTCAGCTGTACTAGCCATATTAGCTATAGCTGCATAACTACTTTCACTTAGATTTTTTTTTGCCCATAGATCAGCTGATTCTATTCTTTGTGTAGCATTCTCACCTAATAGATTTAATTGTGTATCTCTATCTGGTAATCCAGCTATTTCATTTTGTACAAATGCTTCTATGCCTTTGTTAAAATCTTCATTACTAAGACCTCTTGATCTAGCTGTTTCTTCCCACCATTTTAATAATGGTTGTTCTGGATCAACATCTATTTGAACACCATCTGGTAGTTCAGGCATTACCATTTCATACTTTTCAGGTGCTTGACCACTAATATCAGCTAACACTTCTTCTCTAATAGTTCCAGCTAACTCCTCAGTTCTTTGACCTAATTTTTTTTCTAATGCTTTGTAAGAAGCTCCAAGCTCCTCAACATTTACTTCATTAAGATCACTGTTCCAAAACTTTTCAGGAACATAAGATGGTATCTCTGTTTCCGTACTAGCTTCTGTATTTTCAGTTGATTGATCTTCACTCATTTACTGTACCTCTTTTTGATTTGCTTTTAATTAATCCCACTATCCATCTTTGTCCTTCTAAATGCCATAGCGTTTGGTCATTCATTTGTGGCGAACAAAATGCGTTGATGGTTAGTGATTCCAAATGTTCCAATACTTTTTTGCCATCAGGCTGATTAAAAACAGAAGCGTAAACTTTATCTATGTCCGTTGTTTCTGTTTTATTGGACTTCTTGGTTTGTAGTTTCTCCCAACTCATTTGGTTGGATATTAGCCTGTTGTTGTTGTGATTGCAACCTTGAAACTATTTCTTGTTGTTCTTCTGCAGTTCTTACTAATTTTTCTGGTAAGTTCATTTTGTCTACTAAATATCTAGCTATTTCATCTTGTTTAACCACCATGTTTAACATTTGTGGCCCAAAAGTAGTTCCCAATATTTCAGAGAATCTCATTACATCTGCAATATCTTGTTGATGTTGTGCTTTAGATAATGGTGAAGTAGATACTACTTTTACTTCTCTGTCATTAACTGTTGGGATTTGAATCTTACCTTGTTTTGTTAATATTCTAATTACCCTTCTTAGTAAGGGTGTAACAAACTCTGATTGTAATCTACCGAATGACGATCCTATTTGTCGTGATAGATCGGACATTCTTTCTGCTACTTCAGTAGCTGACATTGGTGTACCTTCAGGTCTACCTAATGTTTCCATGTATAAAGCCTTTTTAATATTTGCTCTCATATCTCCTAAGATTAACTGAGCTACATCAAACCTACCAGCTGCTGGTAGTGCTTGTAATCCTCTGCTGTTTGGTGCTACAGGGATTAGACTACCGGGCTGTAGTGCAATATTTTCTGGATTTATTACTCCATCATCTTCAAAAGTATAGATACCAGATATACTCATTTGAGCATTTTGTAAGATGAGTTCTACTGTTAAGTTTGTAGTTTTAATTGCAGCCATAGCATTAAATACTGGGCCACGACCATAAACTTCTCCTGATGCTTTATTCCATCTAAATGCAATATAAGGATTTGCACCTACTCCTTTTAGTTCTTTTTCTAAAATCATTTCTTGCATATCCATACAAACTACACAGTATTTATATATTTCTTCGTTAGGCTTATCGTAAACTTTGAAAACACCTTCTACTACTTTTGCTTTAGCATGACCATCATCTGAAATCTTCTTTAACATTTCTGGCGACATTTCTGCTTTGGGGTATGCAGCCATAAGACGATTGTAATTAATGTATCTAGTTCTAAAGATTGTATCTATTTTATTATCTGGGCCATTGTTAAGCATTACTCTTGGTAGAGGTATTGCTTGAAAGTTTATAGGATTAAGACTATCACCTTCTTCTACTAGAAGAACAGCTGTTCCAATAGCTAAGTCCATAAATGCTTCATGTACTTCTTGATTAAAGTTTGAGCCACCTAATACTTCAAACACATATTCAGTAATAGCATCTAGTTGTTCATTAACTAGTGGTATTGCTTCATCAGGT